CCAGCTCTGCAGTAATCCTTGAACTTCCCAATCACTGGTTTCCGCGGTCAAGGTCAGTGAACCGAAGTCGACGTTGTACAGGGGGATTCGTCCTGATTGGCCTCCCTTCATTGCTTCGACCTTTGTGCTGTAGAAAGCGATTTGATCTAGTTGATCTCTATGTATAAACAGATTTCTGCTAGTTGTTTGCCCGCTGGCTGCTGCTGTTGCATAAAAATGTAGGTTATCGTCGGTACCAGCCCCTTCGGTAGGGAAAAATAGCGGGCTGTCTGATAACCATTGCCATTGATAGATACTTGTGTTCTCTCCACCTCCGCTACCAGTTCCGCCTTGGTAGAACGGCGCGCTGTCCGAGCTGACGTGCGCGCGATTTGTCCCTACCAACCAGGGCCCCGCAGCGTACATCGCGTAACCGTCTGGGCAGTCCGGACCGTCGGTTCCTGAGTCGAGTGGCAGCCCGCGGGGACACACCATCGTCACTTCGTCCCCAGTCCACAGACCAGGCTCAACAACGACGAGTGTGTCGCTCTCGGGGTCCAGAGCAGAGGGCACCACCACAGCAGGGAGGGCGGCTTCGCGCTGAAGGACCAGAGAACCTCCATGGCCGAGAACTGGCATCAGAAGCCTCCGCCAACCTTGCCGCTCACCTGGAAGCTGCAGCTACAGGCCGTGATTTCACCTACAGAAACAGGTGTTCCGACCTGAGTAAGAAACGCTGAACAGTTCAAAGCGCGACTTGTGGACGTATTCAGGTACAAATCAATGCTTGTCGCCCCGTCACTTCGGAAGATGCTGTTTAGTAGATCGCGTGTTACGGCGTCGTTCTCGACGTAGAGGATCGTCGCAGACCCGGTAGCCCCGCGTAGCCCCTCGACATACGTGCGGTCGTCATCGCCCAGCGCTGTGTCCTCGAGCGCGTCTCGACTGATGTCGATCGAGAAGTTGCGGACTTTCGCCACCCGCGCTCCGCGGAAGTGAAGCGCGCCATTGGCACCGGTAACGACGCTCATCCGTCCCTCTGTCCTTCGAGTGTTACCTGAATCGTACTGAGACCACGTTTGACTGCTGTGATCGTTGGGCGCTCACTGAACCGCCAGGTGTAGTCGCGCTGCAGTCGTTCCTGTAGCAGCCCGTCCATACCAGCCCAGACCTCTGAGGGCAGGCTCAGCTCGCCGAAACTCCCATTCGCGTCTTCGTAGGCCGTCGTGATGGCCAGAGCTACGGCGTCCCGTTTGTTGCCGAACTCCAGGTCGAGCGTGGCAGCCGAGGGCTGCGATCCGTACAGCCGGCTCACACCGGTGCCAGAGATCGAGGTGAAGCGCTTCACCGGGTAACTGCCCAGCTTGTAGCTGCGGCTGGTGGGAGCAATAGCGGGGAACGGAGTGGCCATCTCAAGTCACAGTAACGAGGATGCTGGCGGTCTTTGTCGGGCCGTCACTGGCCGTGGGGGAGCTGATCGAACCGGTCAGCGTGTACACCCCGGCTGCGGTGAAGGTGACCTTCGCTCTCGGGGTGCCGCTGTTGGTGACCGAGGCCGAGGCGTCAGGTGTGGTGGACGACCAGTTCCACGCGAAGAACGCTGTGCCGAGTTCGTCTGCCGTGCCTGTACCAGTGCCGGCACCTGTGGCGGTGAATACGGTGCCGATGTTGCTGTCGCTCGCTCCGATCGTGGTGAAGTTCGTCGTACCGCTTGTGACAATCTGGTAGCTACGGCCCACCACAAAGGACCCTGCGGTGGTTGCTGCGGGCTTCGAGGTGTACTCCAGGGTGTAGTCCTCGTCTGTGTTGATCGTCGTCGTGGTGTCACCAGTCAGACTGACTGTCCCGATTACGGGAAGGGTGCTGGCACTCACCGCCGAGAGCGTCTTGCTTTTCGCGCGAACGACGGCGCCGCTGGTCACGGTACAGGTGATCGTCTTGCTGCCCGAGCTCGTGGCGGTGACGGTCGTGGTTGCGCTGCTGGGGCTCCCGAAGGTGACACCAGCCCCGCTCCAGCTGTAGGTGTAGCTGCCGCTGGTGCCTGAGATCAGTGCGGTGAAGGAGGTGGCGACGTTTACGGTTGTCGTGCTCGGGCCGACAATATCGACTCCTAAGAAAGACGAGGTAGTTGGCCCGGAAGTTTCACTAGCACCAATACGACCTTCAATTACCCAGTTTGATGCTACATCCCAGCCATCTACTATTGAACTGTACCCATTTTCAGACAGCGGAAAGTAGAGAGCTTCAACTTGGATGTTGCCATCTTCATCGTAACTAATTGCTTGTGCTTTGTAAGTCCGGGTTTCTGGTGTTTCTTGCCTTATGCAAAATACTGCACTGGTATACTGAGTCGTCCGGTTGTCTGTTATTGTCAGTGTAGTTGTCTGAATGCCCGGTTGCACCCCATCCCACAAAAGCACGTCGTATGTTCCGTTAGGTAATTCTGATACAGACGTGACCACTCCGTTTTTGTCAATCGCTCCATTATTAGGTTGTAGGTATGCTACTGTCTCTAATCCTAGCTTAAAACAGCGGCCAATTTCTAAGGCGGCTTGGGTGGGAACAGTCTTGAACTTTATTGAGTGTGTGATCAGTCGCGGACCACGGCTGAGGAATTTGCCCACGTCAATAGCGTGCTCTTCTGAGGTAACAAAATCGCTTAAATCTATTGACTCTAAAGGTGCGTCACTAGGTGTAGAAGCTTCTCTAACTGTAACTTCACGCACAACAGGGAATAATCCACGATTTGTCTCGTCATTATTGGCTCGTTCTTGACGCCATTTAATACTTAAACGCTTAGGAAGACGCTGCTCTGACTCAATATAGCTGAGTTCAAAACTATCATCAATAATGTTCCCAGCTGTGAATAAGTTCGTGATAGGTTCTGGGGTGTCAAACAAAACAGCTGGTTGGAGTGACCACTTGCCATTGCGTATCACAAAGTCTAACAAGAAGAATGATGCAGTCTGACTCCCCCACTGACGTAGATTAACTCTCGTATCTACTCCACCACCGTAAAAATAGCGCCTAGAGCGCGTCCAATCACTGGACGTCTCAAATGCTTCGTAATCAATCTGAACTGGGCTCTGGATACTGCCTACACCATACGTGCTGTTTGTTAGGGCGTCCCTGAACACGTCGGGGAACGTGTGGGCGCCGTTACCATTACCTTTATTGATGTACACTGTCAGCTGATTCAGCTGACTTACTTCTGTATTGCTCCTAAGGTTTATACCTACCAGAGCCATATCATCATACTGTGGTGGCTCCTCATTTGTTGTGATTAGATTGACATAGACCAATTCATGTTCAGGTTGCTGCGCGCTCGACTGCATCTCCTCGAATACAAAATCTTCGGCTAGTTTTCCCCAGGAATCGGCGTAGTCCCCTGAATCAGTTAATGTTACTCCTAAACCCTTATCACGAGTCGCTGCAATAGCAAATGTCTCAGTGGTGCGTGCTACTGGTTCGCCACTATAAGTTACCAAGATTTGATTTGCTCCACTCCCTGAAGTAACTGTGCGGTAGCCACCTATGCGTGCATCGAGAACTTCAAGGTTTCCTGTTGCAAAAGTACTGTTGCGGATTTCCCATCCTGAGACGGGTTCTATTCGAAACTCCCAGCGCTGGAGACTTGGCATTTGAATTCTCAAGAAATTGTAAACAGCTTGTTGCGTCAAACTACGGGCGCCGAAACAAGGTGAGAGAAATGTGTACTGCTCATCACTTCCTGCCACTCTATATCCTACTTTGAAAAATGCGTAGCGTATTTCAGAACCTGAGTAGCTACCTGATTGGTATGTCGATAATTCTAAGCTTTGACTTGGGGCATACGTTCTCCCACTATAAAAGCTACAGGCGCGCCCATCAATCTCAGTGTGGCTGAGGGAGTCTCGAAAATTGCAGATGCCACTTATACGAATACCTAGACTAGATCGAAACCCTAGCTCAACTACTTGTGCCGCTCTAGGTAAGGCAAATGTTGCGATTGCACATTTAAGAAGGTGACTTGTATTTGTAGCAGTGTGAGCCGCACTCGGGGCATTTGCTATTGCTATCCCCGATCTCACACAACGCAGGGTTACAGCCACATTCTGACCACCACCTATCGGCTCCTGATCGGCCTCGGATGCAAAAATCTCATCGGATGGTGTTCGACTCTCACAAATAAGAAGCGCTGACCCGAAGCGGTAAAGATCACCGATCACAAGCGCGTCGTCCCAACCACGTTGCCTGCCCGAGACCGTCTGTGCGACATCTCGGCATGTCTCAGTGTGGTCTTGCCCTTCCTGTTCCCCTACAAATATAGTCGCTGCATCGCTCCCAGCATTCAATGAATATGTAATCGTGTCATTTATATTCAGCGTTATGGCGCCACTTACTGGGTTTCCGTTTTTGTGTGTAACACCACTTTGGCTCGAAAACAGTGTGTTGTACTTGTTGCGCTGTGCTAGAGCAACTCCGTCTGGATTGCAAAGTAGTCGAGTGTCTGTCTTGCCTGATGGTTCAGTTTTTACTACAACAGCCGGGCGGAGCTGGGGATTGACTCTGTAAGCAAGGCCATTACCTATGAGTTGGTAGCACCCAAATTGAGTCTGAGTGCTGGGTTTGAAAGAATAACAAAAGTCTGAAGCCCAAGCATTATTTAAGCCTACGATTTGAAATACGTCGGTTCCTCCGGCATTTTGGGCGTTACCAGGGTCGTTAGCTGCTGCTCGTCCAGAGACTCTATCTGAACTAACAATTCGACCCCCGTTCAAGCGGGCATAAAAAGTGACGCGACTGGATGCGGCACTAGCATCGGCTAAATCGTAACCACCAACAAGATTGTCGCCAAAAGCAAATTGCTTGGGGTCTATTTCTCCAATTCCTCCTTCAGCTACTAAGAAGACTGCTCGTAGCATTTGGCTTCCACCGAAGCTCAGCATTTGTGACCATAAAAGAGATGTGGCAACTCTCACTCCACCATAAGTAATGCCATTTATAGTCTCTCTGCTCGTATAAACTACCGGAATTGTCGACCCCAGCTCTACGACATTTTGTAGGCTATCGAAACCAGCTTTAGGGGCATACTCAGTGCGATTTACGACATTTTGACCACTAACAGATGATTGGCGTATCTCCGCAGGCCGAGTCTGTTTAGGTCGGAAGAAAAGAGCCGCTACTTGAAAAAGAAGGCCGATCACCGTCAGGATGAGTGCGACCTCGAGGAAGAACATCACAGGCTTCCCTGGCTCAATCCGAGTACGCTTCGAGCATTCACGCACGAATGCTCGGTACTCCGTTTCGGTGCACCCGAGGATTGCAATGAGCTCTCGGTCCTCAGGCAAAAGGACGATTGGCTGGTTGGTGGGGTCGAGCATCACACGAAACTGATCTGGCCAGAAGACGGGAGGGCGCCCACCATGGCTTGGGCGAGCACTCGTCGGGGAAACTGCGCATTCACGGCGTCTAGAGGGTTCCCTAATTGCAGTGACAGGCGCGAACCATTGTGTCCGAAATCAAGAACTTGGTAGACCTCTTCAGTGAACGTAGCCGTCTCCTCAAGTGTATCGGGATCAAGCCAGACAGTCCGTATCCGCACAACCCAATGCTCATCCGCTGTTTGCTGAATGAAGTTAAGTAGAAGGGAGCTCACTCCGAAGACGAGTGATGCTCGAATACTGCTACCTTGTAGATCAACTGTCGCACCACTAAAACCAAAGCCGGCGTACGCGTAGGTTATTCCGCCGTAATCACGCTGTTCTCCGTTGTGGAAATTCTGGAAGGCGTGTCCGGTCTCAGCACCAGTTTTGAGCTGGAATCGAATGTAAGTCCCGATTGCAATGGACATCAGAATCCAAGGTTGCGGCGTGCTGCGGGGTTAGAGCGAAGCAGGGTCAGCGTCCTTTGTTGACCCAGTTGAGCACCGCGTTCAGCAGCTGCTCTTGTCGCTTGTATCATGTCTGCTTCCGTGACAAAGGGTAGGTCTCCGCTACCTACGCGGCTGTAACGAATCTCACTCGCGCTCGCACCGGAGGACAGGACACGCTCGACGTACCGCTCTCGGGTGAGTGTGGCTGACGTTCCGAGGGCGTCGCGGTTGGCGGCGAAAGCATCGCCACCGGCTGCGTTTTGAGACGGCCCCGAGAGAGCGTTGCGTGATGCTATGAGGGCTTGGGCACGCCCGTTCGGGATCACACTACTATAGGATTCTGGCGTAATTATCTCCGGCCCATTTTCACCGACAATGTACGGTGTTCTTGCGTGAATTGATCCGCCATAGGCTTTCTTACCCAGCGATCCTATACCTGAAAATATCGAGCCAACCCCCATCAATACTGAGCTTATTCCCATCAACGTGTCGTACGTTCCGCTACCCTCAGTAACCCGCTTTAAGCCGTCGAAAGCCATTGTTACGCCGAGAGCGCTCTGTGTAACTGCTGACAAGCCACGGTTGAGCTCATTTACAAACTTACTCTGTTTTTTCGGCTGATCTGAGTCTTTTTCTTTAAGGGTGTCGGCGCTGACCACTGGGATTGCCATAGGCGTGCTTGAGCCAGCGGCGCCGCTACTTGAGAGAGCGTTTGCTGCTTTTGTGAGTTCCGCAGCAGCTGTTTGTTGTGCTGATGCCGCTGATTGCAAATTAGTACCGGCTGTAGTTAAACCGACACCGGCATTAAGGAGTTCTGCCTTGGCTTTTTCTTCCAGAGATGGGACCCCAAATACAGATTGAAATAGAGTTCGTATTTGTTCTTTCATTGGAGTCATCATGTACTCTGTTATCATTGACAGGAATTCTTTGCCTACTTGCTCTGAGAATGATTGGATAGCGTCTCTGATGTTACTATTACCTATTAGTAGTTCTGTAACAAGTTGCGAATATGCACCAAATAAAGAGTCTGTTGCTCTATTAGCTCGCTCTATCGCGGCTCTATAGGTTTCGAGAGCAGTATTCGCCGGGGCGAGCGCGGTAGCCGTCTCCACTAGCTTGCCGCGGAGTATGCCCACAGCTTCATTGAGCTTACTGAGTTGATCAGTAGTTGGTGGTACTTTTAGATTTGAGATAATCGTCAGTTTCAGCTTAGCCATTTCACTATCAATACTTTGTATTGTCTGTGTTAATGAGTATGTCGCTCCTTTTGTTGATGCGCGGAGCTCCTCGAAACTCTGCGCTGCTGCGCCGAGCATTTGGGTGCGTTGCTCGCTCACTTTCTCCGGACTTATTTGGGTCTGCAGTGCCGTTGTAAACTGATTGCTTGCGTTTACCTGATTAGCGGCATCAAAATTCGTATTGACACGCTGGATTGCCGCATTGCGCGCTTTCCTACGCGCCGAAATAAGCTTAGCTATATCTGGAACGAAGCTAAATTGAACATTCTCACCTCTGTCGCTGGGGACTGTTCTTTTCTGTGAAATCATAGCATTGGTTACATCTTGCTCTTTCACCCCGTACTGTTTGAAAGTGTCCAACACTGCTGGATTTCTCTTGTAATAATCTTGAAGTAGAGCTCTTATTTCTGCTTCAAACTGTTGGTTTATTGAGTTTATTTCCGCTGTGGCGCTACTTTGTCCGTTGGCCCACTCTCTGAGACTTAGCACGAAGTTCTGAAGCGTTACACTGCCTCTCTTTAGCTCACTAGTGTAGTCTGCTTTTATTGCTGTAAAAGCAGATGGATCCGCTGCACGTTGCAACAACAACGAAAGCTGTTGGTTAGTACGTTGCGCTTGAGTCTCTTGTAGAGCGGTAAACATCTGAATTACACTATCGCCCGCAGCTTGCAGCCTTTGCTGTAGTCCGGCTGTATCTATCTCAAGATTTGGTATAGTTACAGCAGCCGTTGATTGTGGTGTCACAAAGCGTGAGCTATTAAAAGCTCTCTCGGCATCTTTTATTAACTTATCAGCCAATATAGACGGATCCCCACTATTCGAGGTAAACTGACGAATCAGCTTAACTAACGTGTCCATAGATATGGGCAGGTCGCCAAGTGCGGCTCTAAGCTTTTCAACTGCGACATCACCCCCCTCTAGCCCAGACATATTCAGCTGGCTTTTTGGTATAACCTGTAGCATCGCGTACGCGATTCTATGGTCTATTTCTCTGCCACTCTGTTGTGTTGCATTGATAAAACTCTGTTGCTGCTCGAGATTGTAGGGTTGATACCCTGTACCTTGCAGCGCGCTTCTGCTCCGTAGGGTCGTCAACTCCTTCTGAATTCGTATTTCTTGTTGTTGGTTAAGGTATTGCTCCATCTGTTTTTTATATCCACCGAGCTGCTTCTCCAAATTCATTTTCTCTCTCGCCATCTTAAAAGCGTAGTCTTCTATTTCTTTTTGTAGCTGCATCTGCTTTTGCATTAGTTCAGCTCTTCGCTGCTCTTCACTAGCGACAGCGTCTAATAACGCAGCTTGATACTCTTGCGCTATTTGTAAAATCTTTGATTCTTGCTCATTTGAGCTTGCAATAAGCAACTGGTATCTCTGCATCATAGCAGCTTTCTCAATCTCAACTAATTCACGGCGTTTTTGCTGCTCTAAATTGAGGTATTCAAGCCTCGACTGAAACTCTTTATCTGTTATTTCTTTCGTGTAGTCTTCTCGCGCTCGGGCGATTCTTTCTTCGAGATCTTTTCTGCGCTCTGCGAGGACCTTAAAGTCTTGAACCGCTTTTTCTTCTTGCGAAATCTTCGCAAGTGCTTGCTTGGCCTTGTATACGCGCTGCTCAGCAATTACTTGCGCTTCTTTGTTTTTGGTAATTTCTTTTTCTTTGTCTGCAATATCAGCAGTAAGTATATCTGCTTTCATTATATTCATAATATAGGACTTATCCCACCACCGACCACTTTGTATGTACTTTGCTTGCTCTTGCGCTATCTCTAATGCCGTTGCCTTATACTTGTACAGTTCATCGTTTAGTTTACTGTATTTATTTTTAAGGTCATTGAGGTCTGATGTGTCAGTGTTGAACTGGTTCTGTGCTATTTCTCTCTGTGTCTCTAACAGTCGTTGGGCTGCGATATCCCCGCCCTCGGCAGCCCTAATTACTGAGGCGTAACCGCTAGCCAGTATTCCGTTTACCGCTATCATATTCTTCCGTGTTATTGATACCTTTCTTTCCGCTTCTTCTAATTGTTGATAGCGCGCGATCAACGCAGATATGCCCAGAGCAGCGACTGTGAATCCTATATTGATCAGCGCTGTTGTTGTCATGAATGTCACCAGCGACTTACCGGCTGCCTGTGCAGCTCCCCCCAGTGTTTTGAATTGCTCCTTCGTCATCCCGAGTTTGGTTGCCAGAGCTTCCATTGCCCCAGACAAGGCTTGCGCAGTAGCAGCACCGCTCGCGAGCACTGATGCTTGCCGGGCCGCTTCTTTGGCTTGAGCGACCTCGGCTCCCCCACCTAGCAGGCCCTTCAGGGCCGCGCCGGCGCGTTGTGTAGCAGTAAAGGTCTGCTCAGTCTTTTTCAGCTGTGCGAGCGACTCGTTGGCGTTAGTTATGGCTTTCGAGTACTTGCTCATCGCTTCTGCACCAGCCCCTTGAGCAGCCATCTGCGCCTGCAGCGCATTCAAACTCGCCAATCTCTGGCTCATCTGCTCGATTGCAGCCGCGTTCTGCAGAACTGGATTTGATGACTTGCCTTGTACGGCAAATATCTTTGCATACGCGCCCTGTGTATTGCTAATTATGTTATTGATGTTCCCTGCATCCTTAAAACCTTGTACAAAAAGTTTGGCGTCTCCAATTAAACCACCAATCAGAGGACGTAGTCCGATAAGCCATTGAGTGAGACCTTTTAGACCAAAGAATTCAGTATTGTTAACGACTTTGTTAATTGCTATCATTGCGACTAATAATTTCGTCAAATCAGACGAAGCAACATCGCCTAGAAAGTTAAAGAAAGACAGTGCGAGGTTTAGCTTACCAAGTATTACACTCCCGAATAGCTCAAATACTTCTGCAGCTGCTCTTATGGCGGCGGTCATCTCTGTCAGCTTAAGTTTGACAATAGCTAAAGCAAACTTGCTTAACGAAGTTGCTGCGTATTGAATTGTGCTCGCTACCGTATCCCAACCCTTGGTGAATGCGTCTCCACCCTCAAAGAACACGAACTGTGTGGACCTTGCTGCCGACTGGACTACTCCCTTGAATCCATCGAGACGCTCTCGAGTCATATCCAGTAGCTTTATTATCGGCTCGGTCACGAGCGCTATTTGTAGCTTAAGAAAGCTACCAAATGCTCGGAGAGCATCAACCACGCCTTGCATGACAAGTGGTACGCGCTCGGTGCCCTTCAACCACTCGTCCAGTAGACCGTTTCCTCGGCCTCCGAGCCCGAGTTCGACAGCGCGCGCAAGCTGGTCATAGGGCTCTGCCAGAGATTTAATGAAGGCTCCAATTGATTGAATTACTTTTGATTTTGCGAATATCGCCGCCACATCTCTTAGAGAGTTAGCTATTACTGTTGTAATGTATTGGCCTACTTCGCTTACTATGCCTTGTATGCTTTTGAGGAAGTTGTATATTTGTGTTAGCCCGCTGACCAAAGGAGCTAGTAGAGGCGCTCCTACCTTTTGTGCTATAACTTCGAATACTTCTTTAATGTTTGACGTTACACCGGCAAATCCTTTTGCTTGTATAGCCTGTCCAGCTACAGCCACTTCAAGTTTTTTCTTAAGGTATCCGACAACTCCATCTATCTGATTCTTCGCCTGCTCAATGTCCTTGTTGCTTATTTGCAGTCGTTTCGCAAGCAGTGAGTCTTCTGTGATGTATCCTCCAAGGATTGATCCTATTTCTTGCCTGGCTTGATAGAAAGGTATGCCAAGAGTCCCTAACGCGGCGGTAAAGCTTATTGCGAGATCTTCTGCGTCTTTTATGTTCCCGTTGACTTGACTTATTGATGTAGCAACCACTCCGAAAATATCAATTATTTGCTGCGACGTTACCCCGGCAAGATCTAATGATCGCGCACGAATGCTTTCGATTGCTTGCCTAACACCTCCTTCTAAAGCTTGTATCTTCTGCAACGGATCGGCAATTTCCACTCCGGTGTTTTGATTAAAGATGCGTCCTGTTGAAGCGAGAGTTGTTTGTGTTGACAGTATTGTTTGTTCAAGTCTTATATTCTGTCCGATAATTGAATCGAATGCTGCAGACCATGTAGCCGCAAGGGGGCCTATTAGCAGTTGTGCGCCTTGAATAGCCAGTCCCAGGCGAGCCAGCGTATCTACAGTCCTGCTAACCCCGCTACCAATCTCATCGAATAAATCGGCGTAGAAGAATCGTTTGGTTTCAACTACACTCTGCTTAAGCCCTGCTTGCACCCCTTTTATTGTTTGATCAGCTATATTTTCGCCGAATGTCTCCCACGCTTTTGCTCGTGCGAAATTCTCAACAGGTCCTAGCAAATCACTGGCGCCCGGTACTTCTCTTATATTTTTGTACGTTTCGACTATTTCTCTTGATCGACTTTTTGAGTTCTCGAGTACTCGATCTAGGAACTGCTCAGTTCGCATAAACTCAGATACATTGGTTTTCCCCAGTGCTCGGCCTAGGTCACCTTCCAATCCGCGGACATCCCGTCGAATTCCATAGAAGCTTGCAGCCAATGAAGCTGCTGCATTTAATGAGTTACCAGATACAATACTAACATTACTTGCTTCATTTATGTCAACTTTGCTTGACCTTATGTTATTCGCTATCTCCTGTGTTTCGCGAGCTGCTCTCTTTATAGCGTTGGCATCTACGTTGACCCGTATGTCATGGCTATTTGCGGTGAGCTCGTTAACCCTACTTTGTACAGCGTCGAGCTTATCCGTTGCTTGCTTAGTCTCGGCTGTTAGCCGTACCCTGTATTCTTGTTCCGGCATCTAATCGCGCCCCGCAGTCGGCGTACTCTCCCTAATCTACCGAGCCCCGTCAGCCTCACTTATCATGCTGCTAAAAACGTACACAGGTATTTGGTAATTACGCATCAGCTTTGTAAGAACAAATTTGGTAGCGCTATCAGGCCCGTTACTATTGACACGCTGTCTTGGCTGCCACTCCGGGAACGGTAAGAAATCTTTCATATTTACTGAGGGAGCCTTGCCTTTTGCGCCGGAAAAACCATGCGCAACTGCTATTACTACTTGAATTAAGTTGGCAGTAGTTGCGGCATTTATGTTTGCACGGCGCTGTTCTTCGTCCTCTACATACTCAAGTGCGCGATTTAGTACGCTTATTGGTGTACGGACAAACCGTTCTCGGTCGAAATCGTCCTTTAAGACTGATGACCTCAGCCTGATGTAGATTTCATCCCAGTCTGTCTCTGGCGCTTTAAGCCTATCTTCGCTCTGTGCTAGCTGCTCTTCCGGGGTGGGCTGAACTTCTGATCTTCGTTTCCCTCCTTTTCCGGCCAACCATCACGTTCCCATGTGATGAAATCGACTATTTGTTCAAGCAATTTCCATGGGATATTTTCAGTATCTTCTTCCTGCCAATCTGAAAGTGTTTTCCACTCTTTCGTTTCTGGAAGTAGGACTTCACCTCTATAACGGAGAAAGAGCGTAGCCATGCTTATCTTCTGTTCAGCTGCGCCCATACTCATTTGTTGCAGCTCTTCTAGTTCATGTGCATACTCATAGAAGATATCTTGATTGTCTTCGTTCGATGCTCCTAGTAGATCAACGGCTTCTTTTGTTGTTATCTTCTTGTCTTTCGCTATTTTCTGAGCTAGCTTGATAGAGCTAAATGTGTGCCTAGATTGTTTCCTGCTGATGGCCTCAAGTCCTTTGGCTTCTCCTGGTACTAGATCGTGGTACACCGGGAATCGGAATGGACCGACTTTATGGTGCTCATCAGGTGCAAACAGAAGGCTGGCGTACTTGCTCATCGGAGATAGGTAGAGCAACCTGCCAAGCCCTGTGTGGGAGTGGCTGGTTGATCAGCTCAGGCGGAAGTTCAACTTCAATACTAGCGTCGCCATACGCTAAGCGTATACGCTGGTCCGGGATCTGGGGTTCGAGATAGAGGGCTCCACAGTGGAGCGTGGAGTCCTCCACTCGGCAGTTCACCGCGTACACGCAGCTTGTTTCGGGTTCGACGAGCAGGTCGTAGTTCATGGCAATAAAAAGGCCCCTTGGTAGGGGCCATAGGGCGATCGTTCGACTGGATCAAGCGGTCCGGAACTCGATCACACCGCCTTGGATCGGGCGCCGCACGCCACCTACCACTTGCGTGATGGCGCCGTCGGCGACCTTCAGGCGGTAGATGGTGGCCGCAGTCAGTGCCGAGCTCGGGGTGAGGGTGACGACGTTGGTGCCGGCACCGCCGAGGGCGACGGTCGCGGGGACGCGCACACCGGAGGAGGCGACTTCCAGACGGAAGCCGGAACCATCGGTCTGGCCCAGTGCCAGGCCGGTGAGCGCAACCGTGCCATTGCTCGTGTAGGTGGCCGTCACAGTGGACGACGTCACCACAGCACTGGTGTTGTCCGCGGGGCTGTAGGCCACCTGACGGGTGCCGGCCACCAGGAACAGCAGGCTGGCCTGCACAGCGCCAAAGTTCAGCGCGGTGGAGCCGGCGTCGTACTTGCCGAACACAGGACGACCGCGGGACATCAGGTCAAAGGAGATCTCGGTGAGACCTTCAGCCGTGACGTTCTCGGAGTAGTTCTGGATGACGGCGTTGAAGCCGGTGAAGTCGTAGATGAAGTTGCCGGTGCTGCCATTGGCCTGGCCCAGCTCCTTCAAGAACTCGATGTAGATCTCGAAGTTCTTGTCGTAGCGACCGCGCTGGATGAGGTCAAAGCCCTCGTCGTAGTTGCCGAAGTAGCTCGGCGTGGTGGCGCCGCTCGGGATCTCGGTCTGGCGCAGGAAGTAGCCCGTGCACGAGGCTTGCACCGATGCTCCGGTGATCACCGAGTCCATCCAGCCGTCATCACCCAGCAGGCGGAACTCCTGGTTGTTGTCGTTGATTTGGAAGTTGGCCTGGGTCAGGCCCTGCAGCTCGATGTAGCTGAAACCGGTTGCCAGCGACGGCAGCGTGATGTTGCCGGCGCTGTCACGGTTTGCGAAGTAGCGGGCGGGGGCGACCAGTTCCACGGCGCGGACCAGGGTCCGGTGAGCCTTGTGGAACGACAGCCCGATGGCGTAGTCGGCCATGGTGGTGACTCCTTAGGGGATCGGGGGGTTCAGAACGGCCCCGCGGATGCGGGCCGTG